AACCATTTGATGTAAGAACTTCGTGATCGCCGGTGGTGCAATGTACTTTGTCTACGACCATATGCTTGAGTCTCTGGTAATATGTTGGACCGATGAAAATCTCTGTTTTAATTTGTTCTCCTGTGCGCCCATTATACATGATCTCATTACCGTATCTTTCCATACCAGATAGCTCTAGAACTTTTGCGATGCTTTCTACAGAACAATCATTATATGGTGTAGCATCTCCAAATGACCCAATATGGCACCCTGCTTTACCCATAATACACTCCATAAGCTGTGCGATAGTCATACGTGATGGAATAGCATGAGGATTCATAATAATGTCTGGAACAATTCCGTCTTTTGTAAAAGGCATATCCTGGTGTTTATAAGTCATACCAATTGTCCCTTTTTGTGCGCTAGTAGAAGCGCATTTATCACCAATCTCAGGCTTACGATTTTTACGGATACGAACTTTACAGAACTTATAACCATCGCTATTAATTCCCGAATAATTCATATCAATATAGCCTTCGTCATTTGCTTTCATACAAAGACTGTTGTCCTGATAATTAATGACACCATTTGTCTTTTTAGGCATAACTTTCCCTGCAATAATATCATTCGCATCAACATAGGTATTTTTCTCTACAAAACCATCATCACCTAGTTTTCTATAAGAAAATGGCTTCCCGTTAGTCATATTTGTAGGATTAGTAAATACTTCTTCTTCGCCGGTGCTGTGATTTTTGGTGCATACATCACGCATAGCTTTATAATATGTGCTTGTAAATAGTCCTCTATCGAGAGCTGATTGATTAACCATAATACTATCTTCCTGATTAAAACCCGTGTGGGTCATAATAGCAACAATAGCATTTGTTCCAGATGGAAGCTCACTACTATATGTATATTTAGATAGACGTGTACGAACAATAGAACGCTGAGGATAATTAAGAATATTTCCCATAGTATCAATTCGTCTATTAAAATTACTCATATAGACACCAAGTGCTTGTTTACCCATCGCACAATTACTAACAGCAAAACCATTACCTGCAATAAAGCTATGATTATCACTTTCAACTGTGATATCAGATATTTTATTATTATTATTTTTAATTTTAGAATAATATGGAACAAACATTAAATCTCCTTTAAATTCAATTTGTTTTTTCCATTCTTCCATAGAATAATTACTATCCCAACCAACCCTATATTTATATTTGTTATAATTTAAATATTCGTTAATTAAAGCAATTTCTTTTAAGAATTGATTATTATATCTTGAACCAATTTTATTATAATAATCTGAAATTCCTTGATTAGACTCGTACCAATCTTTATTAACACCTAATTCTTCCATAATATTTGAAACTGTTTTGTCAATATTATCAAATACATATGAGATTGGAATATCAGGAATATCAGATAAATTATCAGTATTATCAGTATTATTAGTAATTTCATTAATATAATCTAATGATTTGTAAATATATCCTAAATATGCTCCTACAAATTCAATCTTAGTAATGTTAGAACACGATTTAATCCATTCAATATTTTCTGTTAATCTATTGAAATATAATACATAATTTGTATCAAATACACCATATTTAAATCCAATATATTCTACATCTTTGTTAAAATCATCGGCATCTTTTTTATTAGTAAATATATTTTTGTTTGCATAATAATAACCTGCGATACGAGCAATAATATTAATTTTATTATTAGTATTGCTTAGTGGATATAATCCCATATCTTTGTATATATTTGAATATTCTTCAGTATTATTAAAACTAATCATATTATCAATATTTAAAGTAGGCGGAATGAAGGGAGTTCTATAAATATAATTATTCGTATAAATACCGATTTTAATTAATTCATTAATATTTTGAACTGTCATCCAACCTTCATTAGTCATAAATTTATGGTCATAAGTAGCAATAATATTACGACCGCTAATAGTTGATAGTGTATAAACCATTTTAGATGTAGAACGATTATATTGCGCAACAACAGTAGTATAATCATTATTCATCGTAATAGGATTAAAACATATCACCTTATCACCGACAACAACATCTTTAATTTTTTTATATGTTCCATCTGACATATAGACTGTTTCATTTTGATTAATACATTGATAACAATTTCTAGGAGACTGATTATGATCACTAAATGGAATATTAACACCAAGAATACCATTTATAAGACTTGGATGGATTTCACAGTGTGTATAACAAGGAGGATAAGCAGTTCCTTTCATACCTTTATCTAAATCACTAGGAAATGTAGCAATCATAGCATGATTAATTTCTTCACAATCCATATATTCAATAAATCCTTCTTCTTCTAAATATGCTTCTGAGTCATTATTATTAGAAGCTTCACAAGGAGCAATAAAGTAATCAAAGTTCTTATCTTTACTATATTCTTTCCATGTAATACCTTTTCTTTTTAGGATTCTATTAATACGAAGTTCTCTCTTTTGTGTAATAGGGTCAACATCAACTATATAAAGAGGGCGATACATTCTTCCTGCTTCGGTGCTAATTGAAATAAAGCGATGTTGAATATCCCATATTACAGCTGTCATAGGATGGATATAACCACTTCTTTTAAAATGCTTTAATTTATTATAAAGAATGTTAGGTGATTCATGATATCCAATAATGTCGCCATTAATAATAACATAAACATTATTATAATCACCTAGTTTATTTAAGAAATTATCATCAATATTGCTATCATCGTAAATAATAACACCTTCTTCTTTAAGAATATTACGAACATGTGTTGAATTCATAGATACTGAAATACTTGTGCTAAGAGCCATATTTTTAACAAGACCAACTGATGACCCTTCTGGAGTCTCTGCAGGACATATCATTCCCATCTGCGAATGATCTAACTTACGAGGTTGAACTAATTTACCATTCTTTTCCATAGAAGTATTAATACGACGAAGATGAGATAGAGTACTTGAATAAGACATGCGATTTAGAACCTGTGAGACACCTTGTTTAATATTTTGATAACTTCCAATACTTTTAATACCCCAGTTTCCAGTTGAAAGAGAATATTTAATCCATGATTCCATAAGAGATTGTTTGAAATATCTGCGAATATTTACATCTGTAATGATATCAGCATTTGTGATATTACTATTAGCTCTCCATAGATTGAGTTCTTTTTCAATTACTACTTTAAGTTCTTTAGTCATTTTGCTATAACACTGACGAAATAGATTACTCATTAGAATACCTGGTGTATCTACGCGTTTGTTCATATATGAATCGCGATTATCATATGAATCATAACCCATGTAAATACGAAGCATTTTACGAATCATAAAACCTAAATAAAGAGCTTTTCTATTATAATTTTTTCCTGTATGAGGTAGAAAATCATTTGTAAGATTATTTCTTAGAAGATCTTTATTATCAGAATTTTTATTAGAACATGATAGAATTTTGATAAGAACATTCTCTGCCTGTTCCTGTGTTTTAACATCACAAGCATCTTCACAACAGGCCATTAATTCTGTAATAATACGTTTATTATCTTTGTTATCTAAATCATAAACGATGTGCTTAATAATATCTTTATCACTAATAATACCAAGTGCCCTAAACATTACAAATACAGGGACTTCGCTACGTAGGAAAGAGGTGTTAAGACGAATAATACGACCCATATGATTTAATTTACCTGACATATTAAGACTTGTAGTTTTAGGAGGTAAATAGGCATTATCATTCATAGAACGGATTTCTGCATATAAACCTTCGCTGTTATTATTAGGTTGAAATACAAGTGTTTTGTTTTCGTTAATACGATCTTGCGAGATAAGGACTTTTTCATTACCATTTACGATGAAATATCCACCAAAATCATATCTGCATTCATTATTATTCTCTTCGCCAATACCATTTACTTGGCAAAGAATACATGATTTAGATCTTACCATAATAGGTATTTTTCCAATATAAACTCCATTAACTGTTTTATCGAATTTTTCAATCATTCCATCAGAATTTGTAACTTCAATACTAATATTAACATTAACATAAAGATTACTAGAATATGTGAGATTATTCATTCTGGCAATATATGGTGTCATAATAGTATGTGTTCCATCTGGAAGTTGATAAGATGCTTTTGTTAAAGACGGTTGGACGATGTTAATATTAATTTTATACGTTTGTTCTAAATTCTCTGCTTTTAAATTATTTGTAATCTTAATTGGATTAAATCCTGAAATAATTTGTCCTAATGTGTTATCTATAAATTTATTATAGCTATCAATTTGGTGTTTTATAAGAGGATTAACAGAATCTTGAGAACCTCCTTTGTGATAATAAGTATCCAAAATATCCCAGCAACATTCGTTCTTAAACATTATGTAATAATATTATATAAATCTTAAATAATCATTTTTTATATTTAATGATAAAAAAAATTTTGTTTCTTTATATACTTATTTATTACTAAACAAGAATGTAAAACAAGCTCTTTTTTCTTTAATATTTTGATGAGTTTTTTCATCTATATTTTTAAAAAATCTATTTTTTAATCTTTGAAAGCAGCCTGTTTTTTGTATTTGTGTAGTAATGTTTGTTATATCTTCCATATTTGATATTTTAGAGATATTGTTATATATATTTATATAATTATTTATTTCTTCAATATTAATATCAACTGGTATATTATTTGTTTTTAAATATTTTTCTAAAATTGATATAGGTTCTTTTATTGATTGAATAATATCCAATATTTTTTTAATATCTATATTTTCAATATCTTCATTTAATATTTCAATTGAAGATATATCTGATATATTAATTTCATTTATAGTAGGTAAAATATTTTCTATTATAACAGGTTGCTGAACAGGTTGTTCTATAACAGGTGCTGGTTGTTCTATAGCTGGTTGTTCTATAACAGGTGCTGGTTGTTCTATAACAGGTGCTGGTTGTTCTATAACAGGTTGTTCTATAGCTGGTTGTTCTATAACAGGTTGCTGAACAGGTGCTGGTTGTTCTATAACAGGTGCTGTTTCTATTATAACAGGTGCTGTTTCTATTATAACAGGTTGTTCTATAACAGGTGCTGGTTGTTCTATAACAGGTGCTGTTTCTATTATAACAGGTGCTGGTTGTTCTATATCTTTATTTACATAAGGAGGTATAGTAATAGAAAGAGATGGAAAATTATTATTTGTTTCTAATTTTAAATTTTGTTTTTTAATAATAGATTCAAAATTATTTATTGTTTTTTTTTGTATAGATATTTCTTTTAATTTATTTAATAATAAATTTTTATCAACAATATTACTCATATATTATAATTATACTAATATATTATTATATTATTATAATTATTTAGTGAATATAATAATTATAATTAAAAAATAAGATTTTTAAACCATAAAAAACAAGATTTTTTCTTTTTTTCTTCATGAAGCTCGTCTTTCAAATTATATATTTTTTTTGTAATATTGTTATTTTTTGCCTTAATTTCCATTCATTTATAGATACCATATATTTTATGACATCTATTATTATTGTATATATTATATTTATAAAGGATTATATATATTGATATTTTTGTGCGTTAAATGGAGTTTTTATAATCTTCTATAAATGATTGTATTATTGCGTATTTTTTTTCAGCCTGAGCTTTTCCATAAGCTGTTTTAATATATTTCATTAATACATCTGTTCTAAACTCAAGATTATTAACAATACTATCAATACTACTAGTATTTTTAACAAGTCCATATGCAAAATATCTTGAAATACCAATTGAACCTAATGAATCAATTCTGTCAGCGTCTTGAACACAATAAAGTTTTTTACATTCAATAGAAGTATTATTATTATATTCTTTTGATAAACTTGTATTACAAGCTATTTTTACAACTTCATCAACTTCATTTTTTTCTAGTACATTTTCATAAAAGCTTCTGATTATGTTTTCTTGAGTAAAAATTTCAGAACAATATTTGTGATCTGCTATATCATGCATAAGAGCTCCTAATTGAATGATATATATATCATTAGAAAACATATCTTCACTAATAGCAATAGTCGTAGCCATATTCTTAACTCGTATGACATGATTAAAGTCATGTGATATATCATATTTTGACATATAATCAGCAACATACAATTCAGTATTTTCAATTATAATTTTTTGTTTATTAGTAAATTGAATCATTTTATGATTTAATAGTTACTTTATTCCCTTATATTAACTTAACTATCAAATACGATATTATTATGATAATAATATAATGTCAATTTTTCATATTAAATAGGAACTATATAAACATTTTTGGTATTTAATAAAAATAGTACATAATTTAAATAATTTATAAAATATATTAAACTTTCTAAAAAATCTAAAAAAATAAAATTATGTACTCAAATTAAACAGTATTATTAAATTCTTCAACAAGTTTATCATAACCACCAATAAATTTGCCATTTTTAAAAACTGCAGGTACAAATCTATATTCTGTATTTGCAATATACTTAATATATTCAAAATAACCTTCTAAATCTTCTCTTATAATATCATCACAATTTATTATTTTCTTTTCAACAACATTTTCTAATAGTTTTTTAGCCTTATCGCAATATAAACACTTACTTTTAGAATATACTGTATAACCTTTTTCTAATGGTCTCATATATTTTAGATTTAATGGAGTTGTAGCAAAATTAGTTTCTATATCAGCGGGAATCATTTTATAATATACTAACATAAAAAAATGATAATATAAAATAAATTATATCATTATATAAAATGACAAATTCATTTATAGGAGCTCATATCGCAAAAGAAAAAACATTATTAGATACTATTAAAAAAATTAAAGAGAATGGAGGAAATGCTTTACAACTATTTGCATCTAATCCTCGTAGCGTAGCGTTACCTAATATTGATAAATATAAAAAAGAAGCTCCGTCAATTATAAAATATTGTGAAGAAAATGCTATGAAATTAATAATTCATTCACCATATACTATAAATCTTGCCAAAGATATGAAGAATGGTGAAAGAACTTTGGATATTAAAGACTGTTACTGGATTAATCTTTTAATTGAAGAACTTAAAATATCTGATTTAATTAATTCTGTCGGTGTCGTAGTTCATGTTGGTAAATATACAACACAAACGTATGAAGATGGTTTGAAAAATATGAAAGAAGGAATTAAATATATCGTATCTCATCTTAAGAAAAATAATATAAAATCTAAATTTATTCTAGAAACTCCTGCAGGACAAGGAACAGAATTATTAACAGATTTAAATGAATTTATTAAATTCTATAATTCTTTCTCTGCAGATGAAAAAAAACACATGGGTATTTGTCTAGATACGTGTCATGTATATTCTGCTGGTTATGAACTAATAGATGCTTATAATATTATATATTCTAAAAATGCAAAAGATGTAGCAGTAATTCATTTAAATAGTAGTATGAAAGGTCTTAATTCTAGGGTTGATAAACACGCTCCTATCTTAGAAGGCAAAATACCTGTAAAAGATATTGATAATTTCTTAAAAATAGTTAAAACAAATAAACATATCCCTTTAATTATTTTAGAAAAAGCCTCAGATAATTTAAATAAAGACATAGAATTTGTTAAAAATATCTTATAATAATAGGAAAAATAAATGTCAGGAAACACTAATAGTTATAATGATAGTGTTATGGGCGGAGAGTTAATGGCTGGTGGAATGCCACCAAAAAAGAAACCTGCTGTTAAGAAACCTGCTGTTAAGAAACCTGCTGTTAAGAAACATGCCGCTAAAAAACCTGCTGTTAAGAAACCTGCTGCTAAGAAACCTGCTGCTAAGAAACCTGCTAAAAAAGGAGGAGATTGTGGATGTAGTAATAAATAATTTAGAATTTAGAGTATTCATTTGTGAACATATTTGTACTTGTAAGAATATAATTATCATTTTGTAATATCTTATCTTTACAAAATTGAGATGTTTGTTTTGAGATTGTTTTAGCTTTTGTATTATTATTAAAAATGTTTCTATCATAATCAAATGACATAAATTGGTCTCCCCAATCACCCATATTATATTCTGGACGTTTGTAAATACAATTTTTTTTATCAATAAAAGAACCTTTAATTAAATCAGATTCTTTGTCTCTAAAACCGTCAACATAAGAATCATACATATTTGTTCTTAAAACCTTATCTATTATTTGACTGTTTTTTTTAGCTTCATCATATGATAAATGACTCATATTTTTACAAGAAATATCTGAGGATAATTGTTTTGCATTATACGTATCCATATCTATAATTAAAAAATATTATATTTATAATATAAAAGGAATAGTAATGTTTTTAATATTAAAAAAAGATAATTCAGAATCCGTCAATAGTATTATAGAAAAAGAATCTGCTGTATGTTTTTATTATTGGAATAATTGTGGTCATTGTCATCAAATAATGCCAACTTGGATTAAATTATGTAAAAAACACAATAAAGATGTTAATATTATAAATATTGAATTATCCGAAATGCAATACTTAAATTCTGAATCAAGAAATATTATGGGGTTTCCTTCAATATTAAGATATGAAAAAGGTATTAAAAAAGAAGAATTTAATGGTCAAAGAGATTCTGATTCTTTAGAAAAATTCTTATTAAAATCTAAAAAAGCAGCACCTAAAAAAGCAGTACCTAAGAAACCAATTATTATTAAAAAAAAACCTATTAAAAAACCTATTAAAAAAGCTGTTGTTAAGAAACCAAAAAAATAATTTAAGGATTAAACTATAATAAATTATATATAATTAAATGGATATTTTACATAATGAAATGATTGAAAATATTATTTCAACAGAGAAATTAGAACCAACTGGTGAAGAATTAGATGATTTTAAAAATTTCGTTAATGATTGGTTCAAATACGATGATCAGATTAGAAAACTTGTAATTGCTATTAAAGAACGTAAAAATTATCAAAGGGCGCTTAATACTAAAATACAGGATTTTATGACAAAATTCAATTATAATGATTTAAATACACAATTCGGACGTATTAAAACAAATACAAAAGAGGTTAAAGTTCCTATTAAATTAACAGATATTAAAGAACGTATAATAAAATATAAAGACCTTTCTGGTGAAGATTTACTTAAACAAATTTTCGAAGAAGATAGACAAGTTGTTACAAAAAAAAATATTAGAAGAATTATTCCAAAAGTAAGTCTTACATTATAGATATTATTACATATGTATAATTTTATCACATATATTTAAAGTTGTTTTTTTATGAGTTACAATTATTATTGTAATATTATATATTTTATGTAATTTTTGTATCATATCCAAAACCATGTTTTCATTTTCTTCATCAAGTGCAGATGTTGGCTCATCTAATAGTAATATTTTAGGTTTTCTTAAAAATGCTCTGCATATAGCTACTCTCTGTCTTTGTCCACCAGACATTTTAGTATCCATAGGAACATCGTCTATAAGTTTTTTTAACATTTCAAATAAATTATTATCATAATCGGTAATATTACTTACAATATTTTCATGTGTTGTTCCAGAAAATAAAACTGGTTCTTGTCCTACAAATGAAATTAAATTTTTATAAAAATATTCTTTATCAATATCATATATATTAATATAATCATATAATATATTACCCTTTACTGGTTTATATAATCCTAATAATAATTTTAATAATGTACTTTTACCTTTACCAGATTGCCCACTAATACCAATTATTTTACCAAATTCAAATTTTAAATCCAGGTCTTTTAATATTACTTTGCTTTCATCATAGTGAAATGTTACATTATTTATTATAATATCGGGTGTAAAATTTTCAGGAGGAATAAAAGTTCCGTTCCATAAAATTGCAGTATCTTTTTTAAATAAACCATTAATATTTTTTAATGGTATTTTATTATTTGTCATACTTGTTCTTACAACCATCAAATCTATAAGCATAGAACAAAATGTGGGGTTGTAAACCAGAAATAAAATAATATCTTCAAAATTATATTTTCTCCACATACCATAACTTATAAGAATTAAAATCATTAATTTATTTATAGATTGATTTATAAAAACTTTTATTCCATATACAAATGCCTCTCTTTTTTTTATTTTAAGATAATTCTTTTTATTATTATTCCAATTATCATGAACCATTTTTTCTAAACCAAGTGATTTATATGTATCAATTTTATTAATATAGTCATTTATTATACCATTTTGTAATAGTAATATTGCATTACACTCACCAACTGATTTTTCATAAATAAATATATGATAATAATGCTCAATTATTAATTCTATAAATGCTAAACCTAAATTTAAAAAATATAGTTCTTTTGATTTTCTAAATAATATATATGTTAGTGTTAAAAATAATGATATATTTCTCATAATAATATTTGCATTTAAACAATATAAATCAGAAATACTATTACTATCATTAATTAAAATATTTGATACTTCATTAGGTTTTAAATTATTAAAATAAAGAACATCTTTTTTAAAGAATTCGTGTAATATACCTTTTTTAAATCTTTCTGATAATATTTGAATATATATTGTAAATATATATCCTCTAAGACCTGCAAAAATATTACCAAATATGTTATATAAATAATATATAATAAGATAATTATATATTTCTTCTTTATTGTTTTTTATTAAACATTCCATTATTTTTGAATAAAATATAGGAGCAAATGATAATAAATATGAAGATGTCATACCATAAATAAATCCCATAAATAAATGTCTTTTAAGACCTGGTAAATAAGGTGCTATATGCATTTACATGTTTTATATATTTTATCTTTAAACCTTTTGATTCAAGTGTGTAAATAAATGAATTATTTATGAAATAAAAAATACAAAATATACAATATATACAAAATATAATTATTATACATATTATACATATTATACATATTATACATATTATACATATTATGTCAGCATACTTGACAAGTATTTAATGTAATATTATCATATTCATAATTAGTTGAATAAAATGTTTTTTTAATGCTATGCTTTGTAATCGCATTTTGACAATTAAAACACGGCTTTGAATATTTTAGAGGATTATCAAATCTATCAGGACCTATCCTTACGACATACAACTCGCATTCTGGTAAAAGATGTTTATGATTTTTTTTCATAGATGCTAATGCATCCATTTCAGCATGAATACTATACAAATTATTAATATTATAATTAAACCCTGACGCAATTATTTCTTTTTTATATACAATTATAGCACCGTGTTTTTGTGTCATAACAGATTTCATAGCTATTTTAGCAGCTATTTCAATAAATTTTTTTTGTTTTCTAGTAGTTGGTTTTACATCTTCTTCGTCAAAACATTCAAAATATGTAGAAGTCATATTTCCATTATCAAATTTTTTTTTAAGTTCGTGTTTTAATTTTCTATATTCATGATTTGATATATATAAGCCTTTCGTCGCACATAAGGAATCTACCATAGATGCTTTTATTAGGAAATATTCTTGTTTAATATAATGTTTGTTAAAAATTATTGTTATATCATTTTTTTTATATTATAAGATATTAAATAGACATTTTTTATATATTTTATTATATTATAGTATATATGAATAAATATGAATGAAATGCATATAGCAAAAATTACTATTGATATCTGTGATAATAACAATAATACGATAAGTTCAATAAATAATATTAAATTATATATTAGAAAATATCAAGAATCATATGAAAATAAAAATAAATTTTGTTTTACAATATTATCAAAATGTTCAGATAGTATTGAACAACTTTATAGAGCTATTCGTAATTATTTTTTTAGATGAAATTATATTTTCTTCATCTATTATATTATTTAATATGTTATGATTGTCGTTACCATGTTTTAATATTTTAAACTTGTATATTATGATATCATATATTATAATTGATTTTGTTGTTTTTCTAAAATATTTGTATATACTTTCACTATAATCTTTATTATCTTTATTTGTTATTTCTTCTAATTTAGCAAAAATATGTTTTTTGAATATCAATATCCATTTTCTTACAAGAATAGTAATTTTTATACTTATATACTATCATTTTTTAATGTATTTATAATTAATTTTGAGTACATAATTTACATAATTTATAAAAAATATCAAGTTCTCTAAATAATTTAAAAAAATAAAATTATGTACTATTTATAACTCTCTTATAATTCTCTTATTAACTTTCTACATTAACACCTGATGGTATTTCATGATCATAACATAAATTATGAACAATTAATGTTTCATTTCTACCAACTCTTTGTGCTCTACCGACAGCTTGTTGTTTATCTATTCCCATAGAATGAAAGATAACAACATCTGTTGCATAATTAATATCAATACCACTTCCAGCATAATATGTATTTAAAAGAATTACTTTTAACTTTCCGGATTTAAATGATTCTAAAACATTCATCATATGACCAGTATGTCCTTTTAATTCTGCATAACTAATATTATTTTTATTAAGATTATCAATTATACTACTAAAACCATTATCAACTCTGCTAAAAACTAGAAATTTTCCATCAGGTTTACTTTTAATAATGTTAATTAGCATTTCTTGCTTATTATAAAATTCTTTGATAATAGTATTTTCATTTTTATTTACCTTATCTTCTGAAACAATTGCTATTAATTTATCAGCATTTATATGTGCTCTACATTCAGGACATTTGTCTTCGTTTCTAAAATTAGCATTTAATAAACTCATTAAACATTTACCACAATAAACATGAGTACATTCTAAAACAATAGGGTCTGAAATATTATCTAAACATATAGAACATGATTTTGTAGATAATTCTGTTATTCTTTCTGTTAAATCTGCTAATTTATTTGTAATATTATCAATTTCATTTGTAATATTCTTAATCCTAGCAGCTTTATTATCTACAGGAATATCTAAATCCATAATATATTCGCGCTCTTTAATCTTATTATTTAGATCTCTTCTAATATCAGCACAGACAGAATCTACTAATCCTTGTTCGCTGTCATTTTTTCCACCTAATTCTTTAACAGCACCAGAAATATCGTTCGCATTTATTTTTTCTAATATAGATAAATTAATATAATTTTTAATAATATTAAGTTTTCTAGATAATTTACATAGATAATATTTTTCAACTAGTGGTGGGATTGAAAAGCTCTTGCGAACAAAATCTTTCTTACATTTTAATAGCATCAAATTAATATTTTCTTCTCTTAAAAAATCTTTAATAGGATATAAAAGCATATTTGAATATCCACTAGATTTGTGCATTAAAGAAGTATATGTAGCACTAATTAACCATAAATAACTATAATGTATAGATTGAATTTTATTAATAATATCATGTGCTTCATCTATCATTACACGTTTCCATTTATTTAATATAAATTTTTCATTACATTCTGATGTATCATAATAATTTTTTAATAATTCTAATGTTGTATTTTTAATAAGAACTATATCATAGCTATTAAAGAAGTTTATAACATCTTCTTTTTTAGTGGTATAAGGTGGGAGATGTTTTCTTATTTGTATAATATTATCTAAAGCAATAAATTTAAGCGTAGTATTATTTTCTAGAGTTTTAATCCACTGTATATATACTGGACCTCTTGGGACAATAATTAATGTAGATTGAATAAAATCTGATTCATTTATAACATTATTATTAATAGTTTTTGATGTAAAATATGTATATACTCGTGAATTATAAATACTAGTCGTTTTAATATTATTAATATGAATATCACTTACTTTATTCTGTGCTACAATTGATAATGCAGTTAGTGTTTTTCCATAACCTACTATATCTCCTATAATACCTACATTAGTAGATATTTCAATAATATTATCTGTTGATAATATTTCAACATTTCTATAATTTATATTTAATGGATTATTTTGACTTATTTTATATTTAATTGTACCATTTACTTCCATTTTAATAGCTTTATTTACACAGGCTAGTTGATGAGGTTTTAATATTGTAGTAATTTGCCGAGGTTGTTGTGCTCTTATAGAATTATCATCTAATTCAAAATCATATAATTCTTCCATAATATAATTTTTAATTTAATATAATATTATATATTGTTTATATTTTATATACAAAATGGAACAAAAAATATATAAGAGTATATTAACATATAATTTTAAGATAAAATATAATGGATAATACTGCTAATGTAATAAATATTCCTGGGCCAATTCCTACAGAAGTAACACCTACTCCTGTTGAACCTACTCCTGTTGAACCTACTCCTGTTGAACCTACTCCTGTTGAACCTACACCTGTTGAACCTACACCTGTTGAACCAGCTCCTGTTGAACCTACTCCTGTTGAACCTACACCTGTTGAACCTACTCCTGTTGAACCTACTCCTGAAGTAATACCTACTCCTGTTGAACCAGCTCCTGTTGAACCAGCTCCTGTTGAACCAGCTCCTGTTGAACCTACTCCTGAAGTAACACCTACTCCTGTTGAACCAGCTCCTGTTGAACCAGCTCCTGTTGAACCTACTCCTATTGAACCAGCTCCTGTTGAACCAGCACCTGAAGTAACACCAGATACATCAAATGTTATTCCTCATAACACACATGATGGTGCACAGCCTCTAATCACAAGAAAGAAGGTCGTATTTGCTCTTCCTGGTGATAATTTCTCATCTAAATTCCTTATTTCTTGGACAAGTACTATTAGTAAACTATGGGATCTTCAAAAATATGATATTATGATTTCACCTGCAACTGGTTCTTATGTTCCATTTGTTAGAATGCATACGCTAGGTTTAGATGTATTAAGAGGAGTAGACCAAAAACCTTTTAATAATCAGCATTTTGATGTTTGGGTAACAATTGATAGTGATATTATCTTTACACCTGAACAAATTATTGATCTTATTGAATCAACCGATATTCATCCAGTAGTAGCAGGAATGTATAGAATGTCTGACCTTACAAATTATGCTTTTGTTAAAGAATGGGATTCTTCACATTATCTTAAAGAAGGAACATTTAAATTCTCATCACCTACTGAAATTGAAGAATGGAAAAAAGAAACTGATCTAAAATATATGCCTGTAGCATATTCAGGAATGGGATTTATGGCTGTTAAAAAAGAGGTTATTGACAAGATGCAATATCCATATTTCTATTCTCCTCTTGAAGAATTTGTAAAAGAAGATGGAACTATTATTCGTGATATTTGCTCAGAGGATGTAGCTTTTTCTAAAAATATCCGTTCAGCAGGATATGAAATTATGATTAATACGGATATTCGTGTTGGTCATAATAAATCTCTTGTAATATAATAAAATGGATTATTTCAATATGACACCTCGCAATACACGCGATTATTTATATATACTATTTTACATAATAATAATTTATATATTATATTATATTTTTTCTATATCATTTTCATATGTATTTTTTATAATAATAGGTTTTATAGGAGGTATATATCTATCTAAATATATACCTATAATGTCAAATATAAACTAATAAATTATTTTTTTTTCTTACCACCAACAGTTTTAATTACTTGTTGTGTTTTTTTTGAAGACATCATATCTGGTATATAACTAGATACACTATTATATAGTGACGATTCGTCATTTGATGAATTATTTGTTGCTTCACCCGGTGTATAAAAAGATTTTAGCGAAGATTCAGATGGTGTTAAATCTTTATTTACTTCATTACTAAAATACGATACTTGTGAAGCTTGTTGAGGACTATACGATACTTGTGAAGCTTGTTGAGGACTATACGATACTTGTGAAGCTTGTTGAGGACTATACGATACTTGTGAAGCTTGTTGAGGACTATACGATACTTGTGAAGCTTGTTGAGGACTATATGATACTTGAGAAGCTTGTCGAGGACTATATGATGCTTGTGAAGCTTGTTGAGGACTATATGATGCTTGTGAAGCTTGTTGAGGACTATTATATTGTGTAGAAACTATATTTTTATTTTCCTGAATTTCTGATTCAGAACCATATACAAAATAATATATTATACTAAATATTATTAATATAGCTACAAAAATAGCAAATCCAATAAACATCCATTTAATATATGTTTGAGTACTATATTCTGATGGTCCAAAAATATTGAATGAACTTTTATCAGCTTTTTCTTCAGCAGCTTTTTCTTCAGCAGCTTTTTCTTCAGCAGCTTTTTCCTTAGCAGCTTTTTCTTCAGCTGCTTTGTCAGCAGCAGCTTTTTCTTCAGCAGCTTTGTCAGCAGCAGCTTTTTCTTCAGCAGCTTTGTCAGCAGCAGCTTTTTCTTCAGCAGTTTTTTCTTCAACAGCTTTGTCAGCAGCATCTGATTCGGTATCGAATTTTTCTATATAATTACTATGCTTATTTACAACACTTTTAAGGATGTTAAGAACATCAATATTATGTATTGACATTTATAATAATAAAAGAAAAGAAATAAATTCAATTTATATTATAGATGCATCCATATAAACCTTTAATAGTTATTAGGTGGATATCAGATACTAAAAAATTATCATATTTATTTGATAAGAATGGCAATAATACAGATAAAGATATTATTCAAATAAAAGAAAATATATATCAAGATGATAATTTAGAATATGCAATTAATAAAATTATACAATACATAAAAATAACTGATAAAAATATTAGTAATAAAGCTTATACTTGGTATTCAAATAAATCAATATTATTTGATATTAAAAATATTAAATGGAGCGGATATAATGTAAATCCATTTAAATCTATTAATCGTAATTCTAGCGAATTAAATGAACCGATAGAATATAAATTTAATACAGGATTATTTGAATATTCAAAAATAAATATTGTTTTTTCAAATGATTTTGAAGCAAATAAATATTATTATAATGATAATAATATATTACCATCTGTTGTAAGTATAAAAAAAAGAGAGTCTTTATTATATGAATTAATTAATAAAAAAATAGAATATACAAAAATACAATCAGAAGTATATCATCGTATAGATTTATATGATAAATTGAAGAATTCAGTAGATTTAGCAAATTTATTTGATATCTTAAAAACAAATCATAATATACAAATAATACAATGGATTAATGATAATAATAATGTTTTATATAAATTATATAAAAAACATACCATAAAAGAAAAAACATTAAAAAATATTTTTGACCTAGAAAAAAATACTAATATAAATTGTATTAATATTTTTTCATTATCATCAAATGGTATATGTAAAATTACAATAGATAATAATGGTAATATATTAGTATCATATATATTACCATTAAGAAGATATGTTAATTGGAACGATTTATCTAATAATAAATTATTAATAGTTAAATATTTATCAAATGTTCTAAAACAAAAAATAAAACTAGGAGAAATATACCTTAAATTAAATATTTATTATAATATTGATAATAGCTCTTTTAATGATTTATCAAAAAAAATAGGTGAATATATTGATGTTTTTCATGTTAATAAATTAAATATTGAAAAAAATAAAAATATTATAAATTGCACATACAAAAGGTCATCAAATTATAATAAAGATCCTATAAATATAAGTGAATATATAAAATCTAGATTAAATCTTGGTATAAATGAAAAAGATTTAGTATCAGAATTAATAAACTATGGTATTTCTAATAGCGATGCTGAAAATTTAATTATAGAAGAACAAAACATTATGAATAATAAAAATTTACCATCTGAAAATAAAAATATTAATATTAAAAATACAGGAACTATAGTAAATATTGAACAATTTAAACAGGGATATAATGTTGAAATAATAAATTGTCCTTCTAAAAAAGAATTAAACTATTTACTATTTTGGCTTACAAGAATAATAGAAAGTACACGAAAAATAGTTAAAAAACAAGAAAAAGTAATACCTGTTCAAAAAGAAAAAATAGAAGAAGAACCTATTGACGAAGAATTTATTGAAGATGAAAATATAGGCGCAGAAGAATTAGACCTGGGTTCTGATGACGATTTTTTCAAAGGTGGTGCTCTTACTAAAGATAAATATGGGTATTTCGTTACTCTTTTAAGAAATGCTGACAAAGAATTATTTACTGACGAATATTCAAGAATATGTCAAGCATCATTTCAACCGTTAGTAATGACAAAAAAAGAAAAAGATGATTTTGAAAAGAAAGACCTATTAAAATATTTTGATAATATTATTGAATATGGAAGTAGCCCATCAAATAAAAATTTTTATACTTGCCCTCGTCTCTGGTGTCCTGAAAGCAAAGTACCTCTTGATACTAATTCGACAGATTTTAAATGCCCAATAGAGAATGAAGAACCATTACAAATGTTCTGGGATAATGATAAAACCAAACCAAGATATGTTAAACTTAAAAAAAATGGTAAAAATGAATTGATGGTTCCGTGTTGTTTTAAAAGAGGTATTACTGAAAAAATAGATAAAAAACAACAGAAAATAGCTGTTCCAAAAACTGCTAAAGGCGTCAAAGAAATAGATGAAGTAAAGATATCAATACCTGTAATTGACGAAAAAAATGATAAGGACGAAAACTATTTAATGAATAAAACAACTCCTATACCTTTAGGGCGTTATGGTGTTGTTCCTGAAAGTTTATATAAATTATTATATCCTAATGTTAATTTTGTATTATGTTCTAAAACATTAAATAAAAATGATAAATGCCTTGTTAAACACGGTATTAGTCATAAAAGTAAAAATAAAAACAGTAAAAATGATAGTATTCTTCATGCTTTAGCATATTTATTAAATTTTAAAAATAAAAATAATTTTATTAATGATATATCAAAACGTTTAGATATTATCACGTTTATGACATTAGAAAATGGCGAATTATGTAAATCTTTTATAGATATAAAACCAATTATACCAGCGAATGAAACCAAACTGGTTGCATCTTTTAAAAAATATGTTGAAAAAAATGAGAAAATTTACAAACTTTTAAATATTAATAAAAAGAACGATTATGAATTATCAAGAATATTAAATATTTACAAAGCTTATAATAAATTTATAGATTATTTAAAATCTGATAACTACCCTTCTGATAAAAATTCTAATTATTTATATTCCTTATTAAGTATTTTATATAATGTGATGCTTGTTTTATGGGAAAAGAATGATACAGATTTAAATTTAATGTGCCCTTATTATAATTCATTTCAAGATATAATATCTGGTTTAGAATTAAATCCAAATGCTATTATGCTTCTTAAAGACGGTGATTATTATGAGCCTCTTGAATTAAAATTAAGAAGTACTGATGGAGAAAAACTAATTAAAATAAATAATTATCCTAATATGAAAAAAGTAATTGAAGAATGTAATAAACTTAATAAAAAATATGAAAGAGAAGTATTCAATAATTTATATGTATATAATCAACTAACAAATACTGAAATATTTAGTAATGGTAATAAATTTAAGATAAATACTGTTATCATTAATAGTGATTTGACTATTGACAGATTTTTAACAAAAGGCAATATATTATTAACAACAGAGCCTATTACAATATCATTATTAAATACTATAATTAAAAATATGGACATTAAGAATATTGTATTTTATGATGATATTGTAGATAATAAATATAAAGTTGAAGTATTATCAAATGATTTACGAATTTTTGTAGAAAAGATTAAAACATATGGAATAAAATTTAATCTTGGTATATTAAAAGAAAATACGAATAAAACAGATGTATTATTATTTTCTACTTTGACAATTCCAAAGAGAGATATTACATCTACAAATATAATACATACTGCAACTACTAATAAATTAAACGAATATATTAAAGACGAGGAAATACAATCTAAAAAATGGTATCAATTACAATTAATGACTGGAAAAGTCCTAATACAAAAATTAAATAATTCTAAAATAGATATCCTTCGTAAAAAAACAAGATTAGAAGCTATTAAAGAATTGTTAAAATTTTTCAGTAATATACCAAAACGTGATATTAAAAAAGTTCAAATTATTCTTGAAGAAATACCATTATATAGCGTGGAACATATTAAAGAATGGCTTAAAAAAGTTATGATGTTTAATAAATATGATTTAAATGGTGAGGTAAAGGAGAAGAAAGATGAATTTATATTTTCTGGAAATATGGTATTTGATAAAATACCTAATATATTATTAATGTACCATAATGATAATCCTAATAGAATAAGTAATAATAATGGTAAAAATTTCAAAATTACTAATATTAAAATAGAAAAAGATGATAAAAAATCAGATGATAAATTACCAATTATGTTTAGTTATCCCGGTGAAAAATTAAAATCCAAATGGATAAAACATAAAAAGAATATATGGATTACGATGTCATTATTAAGAAATACTAATTATGATTCTAATGTAATACCTGAATTATTTAATTGGCTTGTTAAGTTATTAAAATATAATCTAAAATACCAAGATGTGATAGATATTAGCTATAATAAATATTTTGAAATACTTAATAATACTCAGGCTATGGAGAATATATTAAGCGACCCTTCATTCTTTAATGAATATGTTGATAAGATTAATAAAAAGAAGAAATTTAAAACGTTGCAAATATTTTTTGATACATATTTTAATAAAACTAGCGAAGATGAAAAGTCATCTATTATTAAATCTATATTAGATGATAATAAATTATATCCAAATGATATTAATTTACTATCTATTACCGAGTTATTAAATGTATCGATTTTATTAATTCATAGAGCTAAATATGGTGTAACAGAAGTAGGTAATAAAAGAGGAGAAATACAGGATTTAATTATATCATCAACATTTATGCCATCTAAGAATAACATGTTTGATAGACCTTTAATAATTTTAGGAAAAGAATATGATAAAGAATTTATAAGCTATCATGCTATTACTGAATCAGGTAAAAATATATATCTTCAATTAAAAGATGCTCCAATAGATGTTAAAATGTTAATAGAAGCGCATATGAAATTATAATATTGCAAATATAATAGAGTAATATGTCTCGTAATAATGCTTCGCTTACTAAAGGAGTAGGACATAGTATAAGACCACATTCAGCACCTCTTCCTAAAGCAGTTTCAAGAAGTAATAGATGTTTAGGAATTAAAACAGATAGTGGTATAAAGAAACGTTCATCAGTAAGAGTTCAAGAGCAAAAACTCCTTTATGCTTTTAATGCTATTGGCTTAGATGTAAATAAAGAAAAACCATCTGAAAAACCATCACTAACAAATAAGTTACAAACTGAAATTAACGAATTAAGTTCTAAGGTTGAAAAACATAAAAAAAATTTAAAAAATAATATTAGTAAATTAAATAAAATGTATAATAAATTAAATGCTTTAAGTCCTACCAAACCTAGTGGTTTTATGTATGAAGGCAAATTTTATTCTTCAAAAAAAAAATTACAAGAAGAAATAGATATAAAATTAGAATTAATAAGTGGTTTAAAGGTTTCTATTAATAAAAATGAATTAAAAATAATGCAAAAAATAGGTGTTTTAGATGTTTATACATTTAATAAAGAACTTAATAGTTTATCATCAAATTTTGGTGCTACTAAATTAAGTCCTGTAAAAGAAGCTATTAGCTATTAGTATGTAATATAATTTTATTTTTTTATTCAGTTAATGTAATAGTTTGCTCTGGTAATTTAAAGCATTTATGAGGTTCATTTAGTTTAAAGTTCATAGTAATATTGTCTTCAAGACAATTATCGTTATCGTCATATTCTTCCTCATCACCTTCAAGAATATTTTCAAGTTCTTCGTCAACTTGTTCAATATCTTTAAGAAGTTCCATCATATGTTCTTCGTCAATCATAATATGACTGTCACCTGTTCCACAAGGTGCTTGTTGACCTAACATAACATTAGCAGATACACCATTAACATTATCATATTCTGCAAAGATACTAGCATTAATTAACATATCTGTGGTTTCTTCAAAAGATGATTTAGCAAGAGGACCAATATCTCCGCGATTAATTCCGTGTCTGTCGATAGACATTAGCTGTCCTTTGAATGTCATAGTATCAATAAGAAGAGACATATGACGGAAATTCATAGAACCTTCACTAGTAACATTAACAAGTTCTTTATAAAGCGAATTGCGTGCAGCTTCAATACCAAGGACTTCATAAATTTCACGAATGTCATTTGACATAGTTCGAGTATTATCAATATTTGGATTAGCTAATATATCTACTAAATTAGTTCCATCAGTATCAAGAACCCATTCAATAATTTTGTCAAACTTATCAGTTTCATAATTGAACTTATTATATTTCTTTTTATTTAATGATACTTTCTTAATACCTTTGTATCCTTTTAGTAATACTTGATATACTATATTATGTTCCATAGCTTTAATAGTAGCTATTTCATCAGTACTATCAATATCTTTTAGTGCTAAATCAGTTAATTTAATACGGAATACGCATTCTTCAGCATTATCATCGCTATAAACACAATCAATATACTTATCATAAGCTGCATTTATTTTTGTATAAACATCAATCATACGAAGACCATATTGATTCATTTTTTCCTTATTAAATTTCATTCTTAATACCCATGGAGAGCTATTGCTAATTTTACAATTAATGGCATCAATATTAGCAAATTGTTTATAAACATCCATAATTCCTTTATCACCTTCAATAGATGTATCATTCTCTCCGTTATCCCAGTAAATCTCACTATATTCGAGAATATCAGCTAATTTAGTAATTTCAATAGAATTTTTAACATTCATAGCATGGCTTTTACTTACTTCAACACGTTCATCATTTGCTTCAATTCCTTCTTCATCCATAATAGGATTAACAATTCTAGCAATATCAGATTTCATATAAATAATGAGCGTAGGTGTTTTAGTTTTTTTAGTAGCACTTAGAATTTCTTTTAATCTAGGAACACCTGATGTAGCCTTAACAGCTGCTGCTGTTCCTGAAACGTGGAAGGAATCTAGTGTCATTTGAGTACCCATTTCTCCAATTGTTTGTGCTGCAACAATACCTACCATTTCACCAGGCTGGGCGATAGCTTGATTGAAATAGTCCTTAATTTGAACAACAATCCAATCAAAGATTTCTTTTGTAAAATGATGTTCGATAATAAGTTTTTTAGGAGATAATGTAAGTTTTAGAAGAATATGGAAGAAACGCATACCTTGTTCATGGTCTTTGATAAAAAGTTCTTCTTTAATCTTATCAATCTTATCAAATATGTATTCTGGTGTTAAATCTGTTTTAATTGCTTTAATACCAACTGATTCAATTCTTTTAGAAGCAGTCTTAATTAATCTATCAAATGGAATAGGATAACTAATAGCTTTCTTTTTATCACCATTAAATACTTTTTTAATAAGGAAATATTTATCATCTAGAATTTCTTTGAAATGTTCTTCGCATTTTTTATAAGTGTTATTATTAATCTCTTTAAATGCTTCTTCTGTAATATGAAGTTGGATATTGTCAGATGGTTTTAGATTATATTCAGAATCAATTTTAATCATATCCATATCAATTGTAGGAATATATTGAGTTTCAATCTTACATCCGTCCATACCATCCTCGCCGTAAATATATTGGATAATAGTACCTGTCGCAGTTCTGACTGTATTATCATAATATACTTTCGCATCCTCCATAGCCTTTACCAGTCTCCTTTGGATATAACCGGTTTCACTTGTATTAGCGCTGTGTATCCCGTATCTTGTTGAGAAGTTACCACATTCAGGAATAGAAACATCATAAGCTTTAAAATATTTGGCATCAATTACGTCTTTGTTAATTTCTTCAATTCTAATAACTTCATCTAAAATACTATCATTATTGTATTTAAAATTCTTATGATCATATTCCGCAATTTCTAATCCTTTTAATTTAGTATTTTTATCTTCATTAATAAGATGAATATTTTGAAATTTTTTAGCCCATTGAGCTCTAATAGAAATTTTATAAGATGTTTTAATACTTTGAATTTCTTTATCTTCTTTTTTCTCGTGTTCAATTACAGATACTTTTCCAAATATTCCAAATCGTGAACATAACATAGAAATACCATTAATTAATTCTTTAGAAATAGAATTAGCATTTATAGTTTTTGTAGTTGTATCAATATTACCATCTCCTGAAAAGTATCCATTAATAATACCTTCTGCAAATTCTTTTGGAGCTGTAAAAGCACAATTTGGAACATATTTATTAAGTGCTCCGTGACATAAAATATTTGTTAATAATTTAGCCATAATTGTACATTGTCCAATTACAGATACTGTTTTATATTTTCTATTTTCTCTTCTATCATCTACTCTACAATTAATAGAATAAGAATCAAACCAATTTTTTACAAAAGTAATAACACTTTCATTATTTTTTGTAATAGTAATATCTCCTTGTTTTTCTCTTGTATTACCATCTGCTAGAAATAATCCAATAAATATTCCATTTTCTTTATTTAATTCAAATTTATCTGGAATATGATACTTGATAATACTTGTCCCATAATTATAAATATGACCTTTCTTCATTAAATCAAATCTATCTCCTCTCTCATTAATTGTTCTTCTAAAACTTCTTAGATTAGGATATGGTAGAGTAAATGTATTACCATTATTCTCATCCCACCAACTTGCTTTTAATATTTTAATATCTTTAATCATATCTCTAGCAATATGTAAATCTGTTCCATAAATATATTCGGTTTTAGGAAAATACTTAACCATATCAATATATTCATTAATTACTGGAGGTTCAGGTAAGTTCATAGTAACTGGAATACAATCTCCAATTTTTAGATCAGGTGTTTCAATTGCTTCAAACTTATCATTTTTCCATACTATGATAGATTTTGATTTAGTAACTTTAATATATCTACCTCCTTTTGTTGTAATTTTATATAGAATATTTCCTGGATCATGACGAGATACATTAGTTACTTTACCCCATACAATATTACCCTCATAATCACACGCAGGCATATAGATATTATTAAATACTCCTAACATTTCCATATTAGCATCTTCCGGTCCAAATTGTTCAATAAATTCTTTATTCTCTTTTTTATCCATTTTTTCATCAATCCAGTCTCCGATATTAACTGTCTTAGCTTCTCCATCTTCAATTACTATAATAGGAGTATCACCTGTTACAGATTTTACAGCAGTATCAATAAGACCTTCGCGACCTCCCATAGCATGGAAGAATACTTCTTGAGGTGTGAGACCAGTAATAAAGCTGTTCTCTACAAAACCACGAGCATCAGGACCATCATCGTATTTGGTAAAGTGCGGAAGTGTTCTATCTGTAAATCCATAACTGATTCTTTTACCATCGACGTTCTGTTGCCCAACGCATGCGATCATTTGCGCAACATTTGTTTCCTTGCCTTTTGAACCACATTTAACCATATTAATCATACGATTAGTATTCTCATCAATCTGTGAAAGACCGATTTTACCTACTTGGCTTGTAGTTTCGTTAAGAATAGCGATAAGCTCACGTTCAATATATTCTTCATTACTAAATATACTATTATTGTCAACATTACCACGACGAATATCGTCTAATTTGTTATAAGCCTTTGTTTTCATAACTTTAATAGTTTCTTTAAGTTTATCGTCAGTAGCAGTATCAGTAACTAAATCACTAATACCAACACTAAAGCCTGATGTAAGAAGCCATCTGCAGATAAGACGCTGAGTATTATCAAGAAACTTACAGATTTCAAAAGGTCCATAATCATGATAAATAACAGGAATAAGACCACTTGTAATACCATGGAATACTGTCTTATCTAATGTTCCCGAAATAAGAGAACTATTTTCAATAACAAATTTTTCCTCAGCTTTGTTCTTTCTATTAATAAAGAGTCCAGGTGGTAAAATCTGCGAATAAGCTTCTTTGCCAGTATAATTAAAATGCTTATTAGGTTCAGGAAGACTTCCTGTAAAACAACTATTAACCATTTGAAGATTAGCCATGGTTTTATCTTGAATTTTAATACTGTCATTTGTAAGACGGAATGAACCTAAAAGAGTATCTTGAACAACTTCAATAATAGGCTTTCCGTCTCTTGGTGCAAGAACCATATAAGGAATTGCAGCAATATCCATAAGCTCGCTCATAGTCTGAATATTTTGAGGACAATGTAAATTCATTTCGTCTCCATCAAAATCAGCATTATAAGGGGGTGTATCTAATACATTAAGTCGGAATGTTTGATAAGGCATAATTACAACTTTGTGACACATCATAGACATCTTATGTAGAGATGGTTGACGATTGAATAGAATATAGTCACCATTTGTAAGATGACGATGGACAATATCACCCGTTTTTAGTTCTTTAATAATTTTATCTAAATCAGCATATTTGAGATTGATAGTAACACCTTCCTTTTCTTTTTTAACATATTTAGCACCAGGCCATGTTTCAGAACCATTCTTAATAAGAGTTTTCATCACATCAATATTATATTTATTAACAGTTTCAGGAAAAGTAATATTTAAAGCAATTTTGATAGGAACTCCAAGTTCGTCAATACTAATATATGGATCAGGTGTAATTACTGAACGCGCAGATTGATCAACACGTTTTCCATTTAAATTGCCACGAATACGCCCTTCTTTCTTCTTCATACGGTCTGAAACAGATTTTAGTTTTCTACCATTTCTTTGTTGTGAAGGAGCAAGACCGGGTATTTGATTGTCAATAAATGTGAAGACGTGATATTGAAGAAGTGTTGTGATATATTTAATAGTTTCTTCTGAAACACCTTTATTAATTTTATCATTAATACTATTGTTAGTTTTAATGATATCGCTTAATTTATGT